ACTTCTGTTTGCTGATGGCGAGATGGAGTTAATCAGCCAAGAGACCGAGGAAGTCGGCATAGACCCAATGGGTATGCCTATCCTTTCTTACAATGTAGTCATTAAGAAGAAAAAAGAAGTCGGCAAGGTCTGTGTAGAGAATGTGCCACCAGAGGAGTTCTTAATCGCCAAGCGCGATAAGAGCATTAAGAACGCTAAATTTGTCGCACATCGCACAGTTAAGACTCGTTCAGACTTAATCGCTATGGGCTATCCACAAGATCAAGTGGACAAGATGCCAGCTTACAACGACCTTACTTACACTCCTGAAAGAGTAGCAAGGTACAGCGCAGGCGAGATGCCAGACGAGACACAAAGCCTAGACTTTACGATGCAAGAAGTAGAGTTGTTCGAGTGCTATATTCGTACCGATTTTGATGGTGATGGGATTGCAGAACTCCGTAAGGTAGTTTATGCAGGCGATCAGATTATTGACAACGAGGAAACAGATCACATTCCTTTTGCAAGCATCTGTCCAATCCCAATGCCACACAAGTTCTTTGGTCAGAGCCTAGCCGACAGAGCAATGGACATACAGCTTATCAAGTCTACGATTACTCGTCAGATCCTAGATAACCTGTACCTAACCAATATGCCTAGGGTTACAGCCCTAGATGGACAAGTAAACCTAGATGACCTACTAACCACATCACCAGGCGGTGTAGTGCGGATTAAGTCTCAGGGCGCGGTTCAACCATTATCTGTACCGGCAACAGCATCTCAGTCGTTCCCAATGCTCGATTACATGGATCAAGTATTGCAAAAGCGTTCAGGTGTTACTTCTACAAGCCAAGGTATAGATCCTAACATTCTACAAAATACCACAGCCACAGCGATTGCAGCAATGCAACAAGCAGGCTCTGGTCGCATCGAGATGATTGCTAGAATCTTTGCCGATACAGGTGTAAAAGACTTATTCGCAGGCATTTTCCACTTGATCCTAAAGTATCAGGACAAGCCAAGGGTCATTCGTTTACGAGGCAAGTATGTCTCTATCGACCCAAGAGAGTGGAAGAACAACTACGATGTAACAGTCAATGTCGGTCTAGGTACAGGTAGCCAAGATCAGAAGATGGCGATGGCAGCAATGGTTATGCAGAAACAAGAACAAATCTTGTCAACCCAAGGCTTTGCTAATCCGTTAGTAAGCGTGGGTCAGTATCGCAACACACTTGGTAAGTTTATCGAGGCAGCAGGGTACAAAGACTCGATGGAGTTCTTTAAAGAGATTCCACCAGAGCTAGACCAACAACTATCTCAGCCACAGCCACAACAGCCAATGCCTAATCCAGCGATGGATGCGCTAATGGCACAGACACAAGCACAGATCGAAGTAGATCGTGCTAAAGCTCTAAACGACATTGAAATCGCTAAAGCAAAAGCACAAGCCTCTATCCAACTCGAAAGAGAGAAGGCAGCAGCTAACCTAGAACTCAAGACAGCAGAGTTCCAAGCAGAGGCACAGTTGAAAGCAGCCCAAGTTGGTGCTAAATTAACTGGGGATGTCAGGATACCTGGATGAACAAAGTAGATAGAGCTAAAACATTATTAGGTGATGAGTTTTTCCAAGAGTTGTTACAGACTCAGAAAGACTCATTCAAGTCGTATATCTTTAGTTCTGCCGAGCATGATGTAGAAGGCAGAGAAAAAGCCTTAGTAAAACTAAAGGCACTAGAGGAATTTGAAGCATCTATTCAATCAATCGCACACAATGGCGAAATTGAAAAGAAGCGTGTAAAGGTTTTTTAACAACCATAGAGGTCGAAAATGAGTGAAAACACCAACCCACAAGGGAGTGTAGACAATTCTGTATCAGGTGCAGCTAATGCATTTATGTCTTTTCTTGAACCACAAGCGGAGGAGGCGAAAGCCCAACCAGAACCTAGTGAGGCAGAGTATTCTGCCGAGTCCGAGGAGCAAGATGTAAGTGCAGAAGAAGCTGAGAGCCAAGAAGAAGAAGTAGAGGAACTTCCCAAATACCGAGTTAAAGTCTCTGGTGAAGAAGTGGAAGTTAGCCTTGATGAGCTTTTGAATGGTTACAGTAGGACTGCCGATTATCAGAAGAAAACCCAATCTTTAGCGGAACAACGAAAGGCTGTAGAGGCTGATCGAGTAAAGATTGAGGAAGCAGCAAAGACCAGAGAAACCTATGCCCAACGACTCCAAGTCATCGAGCAACTGTTACAACAGCAAAACCAAGGAGAAGATCTGTCTAATCTAAAGGCAGAAGATCCTATTGCTTACGCAGTCGCTATGGCAGAGAAGATGGAACGAGAGAAGCAGTTGCAAGCGGTGCAGATGGAAAGACAGCGAGTTCAACAAGAACAGCAGTCTTATACGCAAGCACAATTGCAAAAGCATATCCAAGCAGAGCAGGCAAAACTTGTAGAGGCTATCCCAGAGTTTAAGGATGATGTGAAAGCCGAAGTAATCCGTAGAGACATTCGCAATTATGCAAAATCTCAGGGATTTACCGATCAAGAGTTGTCTCAGGTTTACGATAGTCGCGCTGTACTAGCCCTCTATAAAGCAGCACAATACGATAAGTTGATGGCAGGCAAAGGTGTTACTTCTAAGAAAGTAGCCAATGCGCCAAAGACGATTCGACCAGGAACATCTAATCCGCAGAGTTCTGATAATGAAACATTTAAAAAAGAGAGAGCCGTATTACGCCAATCTGGCAATAAAAAAGATGCGGTTCGTTTATTTGAACGATTTTTATAAAGGAATTAAATCATGGCAGCATATGATCGCTACACCGCTATTGGTGCGCGTGAGGACTTAACCGATGTTATTTATGACATCAGCCCTACCGACACCCCAATTATGTCAACCATTGGTAAAACCAAAGCAACATCGGTAAACCATGAGTGGCAAACAGACAGCCTTGCAGCAGCTACCACCGCCAACGCATTAGTTGAAGGTGCAACAGCTACCGAAGGTACTATTACCCCAACAACTCGCCTTGGCAACCTTACACAGATCGTTGGTAAGACTGTTATGGTTTCTGGTACTCTCTTGGCTTCTGACCTTGCTGGTCGTAAGTCTGAGATGGCTTACCAGTTGGCTAAAGCATCTGCTGAGATCAAGCGCGACATCGAGACTATCATTACAGCAAACCAAGGTCAGACAGCAGGTTCGTCTGGTTCGTCTGCTCGTAAGATGGGTTCTTTGCTCTCGTACATCAAGACCAATACAAGCAAGAATGGTACTTCCGTTACTGGTGTAGACCCAACAACCCTTGGTGTCTCTACTCGTACCGATGGTACAACTCGTGCATTTACCGAGACCATCCTCAAGGATGTTATCGCTAAAGTGTTTGCAAGTGGTGGTACACCATCAGCATTGTTTGTTAGCCCTGCACAGAAGCAAGTTGTATCAGGCTTTACTGGCTTGGCTGCACAACGCTACCAAGTACCTACGAATGGTCAAGCAACCATCCTAGCCGGTGCTGATTTATATCAGTCCGACTTTGGTATATTGCAGATCGTTCCTAACCGCTTTATGCGTACTCGTGATGCTCTCATCCTCGATCCTGAGTATGCAGCATTGGCTTACTTGCGCCCGTTCCAGACCAACGACATTGCAAAAGTTGGCGATGCAGACAAGAAACAAATCTTGGCTGAATTGACCTTGGAAGTTCGTAACGAAGCTGCTCATGGCGGTGCTTTCGACTTATCTTGATAAAATCTAGATAGTCTGTAGAATATGGGGTAGGCAAAACCTACCCCATTTCTCTATAGGTGATTGATTGAAAAAGATATTAGATGTAGTTGATGGTGAAGTAAGAACAATACATTCGGATGGGCAAGGTGGTATCGTAATCCATTCACAGACCGATTTAACCGACTTTATTGAGCATACCAAGGCTCAGTACAACGAAAATTCAGGTAAAACTGGATGGTCTGGAGAGATTATCGACAAGAAGAACAAGATAGCCTCTTTACCTTTAGCAATTATTAATGAGCTAAATGCAAAGGGGATTATGCGAGGGTTTCATATCCTTGATCAGAAAGCTCTTAAAAAGTGGCTAAATGACCCCGAAAACAGGGTTTTCCGCACTAGAGGCGGTGAAGTATGAAGATCGCTATTTTATTGCCAGCTAGAGGGCAAATGGAGGTCGCTACAGCGTTTGATTTGGTGGCAATGTGTGCATATACCATTAAGACCACAAAACACGATATAGACCTGTTTACGAGTGCTGGAACGCTAATATTTGACCAGAGGAATAAACTGGTAGAAACAGCACTAGAAAACAAGGCAGATTATCTGCTCTTTGTAGATGCTGATATGAGGTTTCCAAAAGACACCTTAAAGATCTTAATGGCTCACGATAAAGATATTATCGGGGTCAACGCAACTACAAGGGCAGAACCTGTTAGCCCTACCGCTAGGAATATCCATATTAATGATGATGGATCGGTAGATTGGTTAGCGGTTTACTCCAATGCTAAGTCAGGCATTGAGAAAGTAGATGGGATTGGCTGTGGAATTATGCTGATTAAACGAAGTGTCATCGACAAGATTGAAAAACCATACTTCTTTTTTGAGCAACTCCTAAATAATAAGATATTAGGCGAGGACATTTACTTCTGCATAAAAGCAAGAGATGCAGGAATTGATACTTGGGTAGACCACGATCTATCTAAACAGATAAAGCATATTGGGCAGTATGTCTATGGATGGCATAACATCGAAATACCAAAAGATTAAGAGAGAGCTATGGCTTATACAAACTTTACCGATCTCAAAGCATCGGTGGCTAACTATTTAGGTCGATCAGACTTAACATCGGTTATCCCCGATTTTATTAGCTTTGCAGAGCTACGCATGGCTAGAGACCTACGCACTCGGCAGATGTTACAGTCAGCTACAGCGTTAACAGTAAGCGGTGATGGCAAAGTAGCCCTACCAACAAACTTCTTAGAGATTCGGGATTTACATATCCAAGGCAACCCAAGATACCCAGTTACTTATATGTCTCCTAGTACATTTACTAGGGATGCTCCGGCAGACGAGAGTGGCAAACCAATTTATTACACAATCTTGGCAACTGAGTTTGAGTTAGCACCAAAGCCAGATACAGCATATACATTGGAGATTCTCTATTATGCTAAACCTACTGTATTGTCTACTGGTAATGCAAGCAATGTATTTCTTGCTAATTATCCAGATGCTCTCCTCTATGCCTC